GGAACTGCCGCCACACCTTTTTCGCGGTATTCCCTGAACTGGGCGACCCACCCACCTGGACGCGAGATAGCCTTGCCGAGCTGAACGCCCGGAACATCGAATACAACGGCAAAAAGTACACCGCCTATGAGATTAACCAGATGCAGCGCGCCCGCGAACGGAACGTCCGCCGCTGGAAAAAGCGGTATCTGGCCGAGGATGCCGCCGGGCTGGATACTACCGACAGTGCGGTGCGCCTGAAAGCCGCCCGCCAGAGCCTTACGGAGTTCACGCAGGCCACAGGCGGCCGTGTGGACAGCGCCCGCGTCAGCGTGCCGAAGTTCGGCAGGAGCGAAGCCAGTAAGGCGAGTGCACAGGCACGAAAGGCATCCTCTACATATAGCAACTTGAACACAAAGGCGAAACCTGTTACAATGCAGTCAATCGCAAGTGTCAAGGCATTCAGCTGTGACACACTGGATGCTGCTGGGCAACAGCAGTTGAGAAATGCTCACAAGCGCCTGCTCATGACAGCTTCAAAGCAACCGGAAAATGTTGAAGTAGGTAGAGTGTTCGATATCCAGATGAAACCGCTAACCAACGATATCATCGGAAGCGCCGAGGGAAGTTCTGTCAGGCTGCCGAACTTTGATGTACCGTATATCGTTATCCATACACACCCTGCCTGCGGCATTTTTTCGCATGGTGATTTGTTGAGCTTCACCAAAAACACAAATTTGAAGCTCATGACAGCCATTGGACACAACGGTCATATCTACGCTGTTGAGAAAAGTGCTGATTATGATGCTGCCGCAGCAAACGGCATTGTTTGGGGCATGAATGCCGAAATAAACCGGCTGAAAAATATCCCTCGTGCGGAACTTCCAGACGATCAGCTTCTTGAGCAGGCAGAAAAGCTGATCTGGCAGGCCATCAGAGCTCTTCAGGAAAATGGGGTGAAATTCTATGAGTAACTGGCTTACACCGGAACGCATTGCAGAAATGCAAAAATGGCTTCTTGAACATCCAATCGACCACGAGTATGACGAAATGTGTGATATGTTGGACAGCCCTGCCCCGCCGGAGCAACTCGCTTCCCGTGCTGCATATGAAGCTTTGAAAGAAATTGGCAAGCTTCCGCCCGGTATCGAATAACCTTAACCACCATCCACCCGGACGGTGGTTTTCTTTTGACCATCTTTAAGCACTGTGCAAAAATGCACGGTGCTTTTTTCATGCCCGTTTTGCCCGCGTGAGGACGGAACAGGCACCATGCGGCGGGCGGCGCGTACCCCGCCCAAGACCGAATAACTGACAGAGAACAGTGTAAAAAAACTGTGGTCTCACCAACTGAAAGGAGTTTCCACCATGAAGCGTGAAGACGTGAAGAAACAGATCCCCGGCATCACCGATGAACAGCTGAACTGGCTCATGCAGGAGAACGGCGCAGACATCAACCGGGAGAAATCTGCTGCTGAACAGTACAAAATCCAGCTGGCCAATGCTAACGCCCAGCTCAAGACCGCACAGGACGGCCTCGCCGCTTTTGACGGCAAGAAGAAACCCGAAGAGTACGAAGCCGACATTGCCAAGCTGAAAGCCGACATGAAGGCGCAGGCCGAGGGCTTTGCCTTTGATAACGCGCTAGACGCTGCCATTCTGAGCAAGAAGGGCCGCAGCGTCAAGGCAGTGCGCGCCCTGCTGAACCTGGACGCCCTGAAGGGCTCTGCCGACCGCAGCACCGACATTGCCAAGGCTCTGGACGATGCCGCCAAGGAGAACCCTTGGGCCTTTGGTGATGTGCAGGACGGTGAAAAGAAGAGCGCAGGCACCTACTCCACCGGCGCTGCGCACGGAGACCCGATGCACGGCGAGGACGATACGGACCCGGTGGAAGTTGCTTTTAAAGCCATGAATCCCAACATCAAGATTTAAGGAAAGGATGATTTTTATGCCCCATATTGCAAGAGAACGTTACTCCGAAATGGTAGACGCCAAGCTGCGCGCCACCATCGTGAAGCGCGTCGGCGTCATCTGCAACAACCGCTACGAGGGCAGCCCCAAGGCCGGTGCCGTCAAGGTGCCTGTGCGCGACACCGAGGTGGCTGTTGCCGATTACAACAAGAAACCCGGCACCGCCATGACCCACGGCGACACCAACTTTTTGACCGTGAACATCGACAAAGACAAGGCCGTGAACGAGCTGATCGACGGCTTTGATGCCGAGAGCGTGCCCGGCCATCTGGTGGCCGACCGTCTGGACAGCGCCGGTTACTCGCTGGCTCTTCAGATGGAGACCGATGCTTCCGCCGAGCTGGTAACCGGTGGTACCGCAATGGAAAGCACTGCCGCCCTGACCAAGGCCAATATCTACGATACCATTGTGGATGCCCGCACCCAGCTGTCTGAGACCCACGTGCCTACGGATGGCCGCTGGCTACTGGTCTCCCCGGAGACCTATGCTCTGCTTCTGAAGAGCCCGGAGTTCGTCAAGGCATCCGCCCTGGGCGACGCCGTGGTACAGACCGGCGCTGTGGGCCGTGTGGCAGGTTTTACCGTATTCGAGGACACCACCCTTGGCGAGAATGTGGACTTCATCGCGGGCCATCCCAATTGGTTCACCCGCATTGAGGAGTGGACCGAGCCGGTGGCTGTGAACGATTTGAAGGGCAGCGGCACCTTCATCGGCGCATGTGCCGTGCAGGGCCGTAAGATCTATGCCCACAAGGTCACCAAGGCACAGACCATCCTCGTTAAAAGCCACACCTAAGGAGGCCCTCCATGCTCTACTGCGCCTATGATCAGTACACAGCTGCAGGAGGCACAATGCCGGAAGCCGCTTTTGGTGTGCTGTGCAGCCGGGCTTCCCGCATGATCGATGCTGCCACCTTTGGCCGGGCTGAGGGCCATGCCGCCGGGTGCGAAAGCTGCCGGGAAGCCCTCGCGGATGCCTGTGGGCAGATCATCGGCCTGTTGGCCGCTGCATCTGCTGTGGGTACGGTGCCGGGCGCATCCAGTGCCAGCAATGACGGGTGGAGCGTAACCTTTGGCAGCAATGCCAGCGTGACCGCAGCCACCCGGCAGGAAGCGGCCGAGATCATCCGCACCGCGCTGGGCGCTGACCCGCACAACCTGTTGTACAGAGGGCTTTACTGATGCAGACTACTGTTACCGTGGTGAATCTCATCCACGACGTGAAGACGGAGACGGATACCCCTGTGTGCTGGGTATTTCCGGCCTGCAGCTGGCGGGAGGTGCGCAGCACATCCTCTGCAGGTGACCCCACCCGCACCACGCACATCCGTATCCCGGCCAATATGTGCACGGCAGGCTACCTGCCCTATGCCCAGTGGGCAACGCTGCCTGCTGCCGAAAAGGCAAAGTACTGGACGCTGAAACGCGGTTGGAAGCTGGTGCAGGGTGCAGTGTCCAGCCTGACCGAAGCCGAGTATGCCCGGCTTGAAAAAATGCACCTGTGCTGCACAGCGGCGGCTGTCTCCGATAACCGGGAGCCGCTGCTGCCGCACTGGCATGTGGAAGGGAGCTGAGTGTATGAGCGCACCCGTCTTTGATTTTAAGATCACGTTCCGCCCCGGCTTTCAGGCCGACATGGACGCGAAATTCGCAAGGCTGCAGTTTGCTTTTTCACAAAAAGCAGCTGCAACGATCGACCCCTATGTTCCATTCGACACCGGCACGCTGAAAAACAGTGTGAATCAGGCATCCGACTTCAAAGATGGCCTGCTGGTGTACAATACGCCTTATGCCCGTAAACAGTATTATCTGCACGAGCAGGGCAAGGGACTGCACGGGGAGAATGGTCTGCGCGGCTCATACTGGGGCCAGCGTGCCATTGCCGACCACAAAGACGAGCTGGAAAAGTTTGCCCACGACGCCGCAAAGCAGTTTCTGGGAGGGAGTAAATGAGCGAGACCGTCAAGCCCACCATTGCCGCCCTGCGGGCATGGCTCAAGACCTGCCCGCTGATTGCCGACGAGCAGGAAGCTACTGGCGCGGCCTTCCGCATTGCGGGACTGGAAGAAGAATCCACCGCCTTTTCCATCGAGGACAGCCCCGGTGACCCCATCATCACCAAGTATCTCTCCGGCTGGGACATGGCGAAGAATTACCTTTTTCTGTCTCGCCGGGAGTTCAGCGAGGTGGATGCTGTCAGCATTCAGAACAGCGGCTTTTTTGAACAGCTGACCGAGTGGGTCATGCAGCAGAACGCCCGCCACAACCTGCCTGACCTCTCAGCCTGCGGCGGGAGCAAGACGCCCACCGGCATTGCCGTGACCAACAGCGGCTACATCGTCACGGGCAGCGCGGGCAGCTGTAAGATGCAGCTGCAGCTGCGCCTGACCTACTACATGCCCAAATGAAAGGAGTTTTGACATGACCGTAAAAGAAGCCATTACCAAGTCCGGCATCACGCCCAGCGCATCCTATGCCGGCATCGAGACGGCAGACGATTTCCTTCTGGCATTCCAGACGGAAAGCACCCAGGCCAAGGAAGATGCCTGGATCGTCTGCGCCGACCATGTGAAGGAGCACTCCGGTGCCCTGAACGCTACCACCAACGATGACACTTTCATTCGCACCGGTACCGTCACCACCAAGAGCGGCACCCAGCGTACCCTTGCCGTCAACGGCAACCGCTGCGTAGGTGATGCCTTTCAGGATTTTGTGCTGAGCCACAAGATCAAGTACGGCACCGGCAGTGATGTGATCGTGCCCTACATCTATTTCAGCCTGCGCACCGGCAAAGGCGAGAAGGGCAAGGCTGCTCTGGTCGTTACCAGCGACGTGGGCGGTGCAGCTGGTTCTGCTGCCACCTTCGCCTGCGACGTGAAGGTGGTCGGTGTGCCGGACGAGTTCGACTACACCACTGCCACCCAGTCTGCCGAGCCTGCCAAGGCCGTCAAGAGCTGATTTTTTTAACATAGTCCCCGCTCCGCACACGGAACGGGGATTTTTTATGCCGTGAAACAGTATTCTCCGGGGCAGAACCGGGGCACGGCCCAATGAAAGGAGCCAGAACATGGTTATTTGTGGACAGGAATTCAGTTTTTCCGCGCTGAATGCCAACGACCTTGAGCGCATGGATACTGCGCAGAAGCATTTGAATGCAGCATCCGACCGTGAGAACAAGCGCCCGCACTCCGGCCCTGCTGACGTTCTGCGCGGCCAGTGCCGCCTGATGATGGACTACTTCGACGAGCTGCTGGGCGAAGGCGCATCGGAGCGTCTGGGGCTGGACGGCAATGACTTTGGCGCCTGTGCCCGCGTGGTGGAAGCCATCAAAGAGGGCATCACTGCCGAGCAGGCCGAAATGAAGCAGGTAGCTGCAGCACCCATGAACCGTGCGCAGCGTCGCGCTGAGAAGCATAAGCGGCCTGTTTCCCGGAGCGAGGGCTTCAACCCGCAGGTAATTACTGCAGCAAAGATCTCGGAACGCGCAGATAAGTCTGCCCGCCGCCAGCAGCTTCTGGAAGAGCTGGCAGCACTGGAAAATGACTGATCTGCTGCTGGACGAGCTGCCCACCCGGTGGCATGGGCAGGAGATCATCTCAGATTTCCGACCCATGGTCTGGCTGGTCAATGCTTATCTTCGCGGCAGCGTTAACGCTGATCCGGTAGGCTTTGCGCAGAGAGCGCTCTGGCGGTTCTATAAAGACCCCCGCCCCTTTCTGCAGGATGCCGAAAAACTCTTTGACGCCTACCGATGGGTGCTGGAGTTTTATCAGGCAGGTGAAGACGCTGCATCGGGTGGCAGACCTGCAAATGTTTCGGAAACATCAGCTACACTACCCTTTGACTACCAGTGTGATGCCCCGTATATCACGGCTGCATTTCAGCGGCTATACAGCATCGACCTAACCTGTGAAGAAATCCACTGGTTCCGATTCCGGGCGCTGATGCGCGGAATTATTGGCGAAGACTGCATGTTCAGCCGCATCATCGACTGGCGCACCGCTGATCTCTCCGAAAAGACACCGGAGGAACGGCGCTTCTACGAAGAGCAGCGGGAGCGTTTCGCATTGCCCGCAGAACTGAGAGGGGGTGTTTCCCGTGCCCAGACTATCGAAGAGCACAATGCAGCCTTCCTCGCACGGTTCCAGCAGCGCTGAACGCGTACCTGTGCCCTGCCCCTACTGCGGCCGGGCGCTGCCTGTGTGGGCAGAAAACGCCGCAGCATCCCACGGAGTGTGGGTAAAATGCAAAAATCCCGCGTGTAAACGCGAAATAGAGATCAAGTTATAACAGCCTGTGCCCTTGTGCCCGCGCTTTCCGATTGAGAGGTGGACACAAGTGGCAGATTATAGCATTACCGGCGACACCCGGCTGGACACTAGTGGCTTTACCAAAGGCGTTTCCAGCATGACCGTTGCCGCCGGTACCCTGATTGCCGATCTGACCAAGACCGCCGCCACCAAGCTGGCCGGGCTGGCGCAGTCTTCGGTCAGTGTTGGCATGAGCTTTGACGCATCCATGTCGCAGGTAGCCGCCACCATGGGCACCACGGTGGATCAGATTGACAACCTGACTAAGGTCGCCAAAGAGATGGGCAGCACCACCAAGTTCACCGCTACACAGGCAGCTGAGGCTCTGAACTATCTGGCGCTGGCTGGCTA